TAAACCTTGTTTTAGCCTCCTGAAGGGTGATTCCGGAGAAAATCATCATAAGAAGTCATTCCATCACCATCACCAAGATGAATAACTGTGTAACTATAAGGAGGAGCATCACTTCCACCGCCTCCAAGTGTCACCGATATTGCTCCGACTAGAGTACCGACAGCGACCAACAAACCTGTGACAGCGACAACAAGTTTCGTGGTTCGTGAGAGCTTGTCTTTTTCTTCAGCCATTTACCCTCCAAGAGATCCCAACAGTTCGTTTGCCCAGCTTCGACTTTCTAAAACAGACCACAACACTTCAACACGACCTCCGAGATCATAAATTTGATTGTAAAGATCATCCAGTTGCCATTGATTATCGGACCCGGAACTCCATTGAAGCTCAAGAACTTGTCTTGTTAGATCATCAATTTTCCATGAGACATCTTCTTCATTAAAAACAGTTGTTTCGAGAACTGTCATACGCCGTTCAAGGTCATCCATCTCCCATGTGTCGTCAGGATTTGACCAACCCAAAGTCTCAACAGCAACCAAGCGAGCTTTCATGTCATCCAGCTCCCAAGGTTCCAAAGATTCGCTTTCAGCTTCTCGAAGAATTAAATCATCAACTTTCCATTCCAAATCTGACATATCAATCGACAAATCTGATATTTGTTGCATGTTTGTTTGTATATCAGCCCAAGCGAAAGCATCATTCTCAGCGTTTCGCTGAATGTCCTGCATCTGATTGAACAGCTGATCTGTTCTCATGCTCACCTGGTTTGCCAAGTCTGTCGCATAGGACAGCTCATCAATAGCTGTTGTCAGAGCTTCTACAGAGTTGCTGTTCTCGTTTATTTGCGAACGAATCATCATGCCTTGCCAAAATATGAAACCAAGAGCCACAACAATCGAAGTGGCGGTTCCGAGATTCATGCGCGGAAGTTTCCATTGCTTCCAGCTGGTTGATTCTTCTTTTTTGTCTGTCACTTAACCAAACTAGGAGACTTGTCTCCGATAGGAAGGACACTAGCGACCCACCCTTTAATTACTGCAAGACCAGCTGTGACACCGCCCATTGCGATCAGTTTCCATTGGTCAACGCCCATATCGAGAACGCTGTTAGTGCCGAGAGCCGCAAGACATCCTTGAATGCCTGAAGCGATTGTTCGTTCTGCTAAATCTTTGTAACTCATTTCTCATCTGCTTTCCAAAGTTCATCCCAAGTGATCCGACCACATATGCCGTCAACTAGAAGTCCCCTTTTGTCTTGAAAACGTGCAACAGCTGTTTCCGTTTTGGAGCCAGCTATGCCGTCTATTGGACCCGGATCAAGCCCAAGAGCTTTCAATCGGGTTTGTAAAGTTGTAACTGCATCACCTCGAATACCTTTTTTGATTGGTTTCTCGGAGACAAGTTTTCCCTGTTCTTCAATTCGTTTCAGAACAGCTCCCCAGTCGATTGCTACATCATCAACAGGGTCATTGAAATCTTCAGGTTCTTCCCTAGAGCCTTTCCACCAGTCGGGGTAGATTCCAGGTAGAGGCTTGGCTCCCTCAGCTGAAGGGCTTTGAGCCACATGATGCCAAGGCTCGTCAGCAATGTTCGCATATAAACCAACTCCTCTGAGAGTTCGATGAACCCTTGACCAGCTGGATCGCCACTTGTGAGAGACATCAACTGCGTAACCATACCCAGCTGTGCCATCCAAATTCGCTTGTTGCATGTGGTAGCTACCGCGCCAACCGCCAGCCAATTCCCGATCAGGGTTGGCTGCCAAAACTCCGCGACCTTCTTTATAGGCTTGATGGAGCTTCACTTGTTCTTCTCTTGGTCGAACAGCGCTCGTTATCACCAAGACTTCTCGAATATGAGGATCACTTCTGTAAGCCTCAGCGAGTCTGAAAGCCGTCAAAGGGTCAAGCAACAGCACGTTCTCATCCCCATCTTCTCGGAACTGCATCAACAGCTCCTTGTCGTCAATTTCTGTCATTTCTGCTCCTTGTTGGATGGTGAAAGCTCCTGAACATAAGCGAGTTTTTTCATCCACCGTTGAACCTCAGTCATACTTCATCCCTGTCAGGTTTAATAAAAGACCACCAAAGTTGAAGAACATATCGAGTTTCAGTTTTTGTTGGAAGGGTGTGATGTGCATGAGTCCAACCTGATGGAAAAATAACTCCCACACCTTCTTTTGGTTTCACAAACAGATTCTGCTGTGGGAACTCCAACTCCCCACCTTCACCTTCAATAGTGTTCAAAAACAGTACAAAACTTAAATGCCGATTCGGTAAACCTTGACCGATGTTGGGTGCATAATCTGAATGAACACCGTGAAAAGCCTGACCTGCTTTGTATCGAAGAATGTTGTACGCCTCCTCAACACGAAAAGGTGGAAAGTCATTAGCCGCTGGTAGAGATATCAAATAATGATTCAAACAATCAGAAGCAAACTTCAACAAAGGTTGATGATTGAGGACTGGTTCCTGCTGTACAGAAAATAAAAGTTGGTCTGAATCTCGATATTTGGGGTAATGCCCCATAGAACTCTCAAGTTCATTTTCATTCTTGCCCCAGCAACGTGATTCTTCCCAGTTTCCATGTTCTTCAGCTTCGTCAATGGTTGCAACACAAGGAAGTGTGTCATCCATTTGATAAGACGCAACAAAAGAATCGACCCACGTGGCTGTCATTGAAACACTTTGTTCCATCATGGATTCACCCACTTTTGCTCTGCTTCATTCCACTCCCACGGAGCCTGTTCAGGGTCAGGAACATCGACTGGTGATATCCAATAGGCAACATCTTCATCAGGATCTTCCCACCATGTCACCCAAGACGGATAAGGCGGAGGAGGTTTAACCCAACTCGTTGAATCCTCATCCCATGCGTAACCCTTTTCAGTTCGTGCAACTGGTGGTTGCCAAATGTAATCACTATCTAATACCCATGAAGGAAACGGTTGCGGAGCATAAAAAACATCATTGCTTTCATCGTAAGTCCACCCCACCCCAGCGAACCATTGACGAAAATTGTGGTTGACAGAAGTTTGAACCCAAGTACCTTTTGTCTCAGGTCGTAACTCCTTGAGAAAGTCAACACCTCGTTGTTCCTCCTCTACCTCATCCACAGTTGTGATGTCATTACTTACAGCGATAACTGTTTGCACTACACCGTCTTTTACTTCAGCGAAATGAGCCATCTATATCACCACTCGTAAGGGAATCGAACTACACAAGCACCAGCCCACCCAGCGCCTCCGCTATAGCCACCAGCCGCACCAGCCACACCGCCGTTTCCGTAATACAGACTGGCACCAGTAGCACCCCTAGGGAAGTTTTGGTTGTAACCACCGCCACCTCCACCACCGCCGAATGCGTTTTCAGATGCCCCAGTTCGTATAACAGTTGTTACTGCATACCCTCCAGCACCTCCCCACATATTACTTGGTGAACCGAATCCCGAAAGTCCTGCTTGACCACTTCCACCACCACCACCGCCGGTGTCGGGATAAAAACCAACACCCCAAACTCCAGCGTTTCCTGCGTAACCCTCTACAGGTGAGTATCCCCCCGAATTTCCAGCACCACCAGGGTCACCGTAGAAAGAAGAACCACCACCGCCAGCCCCTCCAGCTCCTGCGTAATAATTCGGGTAGCGACCTCCATGACCACCACCAGTACATGCCACCAATGTGCCAGCACTAGCACCAACAAATGTTGAATTAACTCCATCACCTGCGCTGTTGTAATTAGGAGCGCCAGTTAAACCTGCTGACCCACCTGCGCCAAGAGTGATTGTCCAAACTTGAGCGGCGGTACTACCAGCAATCGCCAGTTCTCGACAGCCTCCACCGCCACCACCGCCTGCGGTATAGTCTCCCGACCCTCCTCCACCACCTGCTCCAAGCAGGACTTTTATTTCCTGTTGAAGTGGATTACCAACAACGGTGAAAGTGCCACTACCTGTCCAATACAAGGAACGGTATTTTGTCCCGCTGTATGTATGGTCATTACTTGTAGGACTTCCAGTTGTCGAATAAGTAATTATCTGTGCGCCTGCACCTGATGATTGAATCGCTCCGATTATTAAAGGATTAAAAGTCATTAAGCCAACTTTCCAATGAGTGTCCAAGCATCAGTTGCCGTTTTTATCAAAGCCGCTGAAGCGTATTGACCATCTATCTCTTTTGAGGAATCAACAGATGTTATTGTCACGCCCGACCCTTGGGCAAGAGTGCAGTTAGCAGAGCCAATGTTTTGGACAATGATTTGTGTCCCTGTTGCGTAAGCAACTGAAGAATTTGGTGGAACTGTGAATGTTTGTGCGGAACCGTTAGAAGAAGTAACAAGTTTTCCTGCATCAGCAAGAACGAAAGTGTAAGTGGTTCCTGTCTGTGCATTTATTTGAATGGGTGCTTCGACTCCACCTGAGACAGTCAATTTGTCTGTTACTGTCACGTTGCCATCGGGAACATCTAAAGCTGTTGCTCCATCGGTTCCTGTGATCGTGAGCTTCTCCGCTGAAGAATCCCACACCATCGAATCACCAGCCGTGTCCGAGTAGAACGTGACATCTTCGCCAGCACCATCAGAACCAACTGTGAGAGTTCCGTCACCTATGACAACATTGCCATCAGTAATATCCAAAACTGTAGCTCCGTTAGTTCCTTCCAGGATGAGCTTCTCCTCCGAAGCATCCCACATGGCGTAATCGCCAGCAGTTGCAGAGTGCCAAGTCATATCCACACCTGAACCGTCAGAACCGACATCAACAGCCGCATCAATCGCAAGATTTACCGTAGCCGCTCCACTCGTTGCTCCCCCCGAAATGTTGGTTCCAGCAACCACGCTGGTAATGTCGCCACTCGCCGCCGCCGCCCAAGCTAAACCTGAAGCTGTCGAGCTGTCTGCTGTTAAAACCTGAGTATTGGAACCGACTGTGAGCTTTGTCGCCGCATCAGCTCCAGTTCCAACTATCAGATCACCTTTTGCATCCGTGTCAACCGTCAACGTCACATCTCCTGAAGTGCCTCCTCCAGCAAGTCCCGACCCAGCCGTGACAGCTGTAATATCGGCGGTTAATGAAGTAGCTGTCCAAGAGCTTCCGTCATAAAACTGGAGAGCGTTGCTTCCAGTCAGATACACAAACATGCCTTCTGAAGGACTTGAGATAGCCGCATCTCTAGCTGTCGCATCCGCGAAAGCCATGATCGTCTGTTGCATCAGATACGTATTGACTTCTGCGGCGGTAAGCACAGATCCATCAGAGAAATTCTTAAAACCGGCTCCTGCCATGTTTCCTCCTAATAAGCGAGAACCGAAGTTCCCAAAACGCCATTGATCGTGGAACCAAGAATGAATCCTGCAACCAAAGGCTCTGTTGTTGTGAATGTCGTCTTAAAAATAGACGGCGTTATCATGTGTTGTACCCCTTGAACGGTCAAAGTTTTTGTTGTCCGGGTCCCATTCGGGTACGAACGATTAACGGTAATAGGGGAATAAAAATCTAAGTCTAAAGCCGCAGAAATTCTCGCGGAGTTGTCAGCTGTTGCATCAATCGTCAGCTGTTGAACTCTCAAATCGGGGTCTTTTCTAGCGGACAAAATTGCATTCGCTTGGGAAAGAGCGTCAGCGTTGGTCTGCATCAGAAGCCCTGTCCGTGTCATGTTTCGTTCAAAATAATCGGTGATACTGGTCGCATCGGAAACTGTTTGAACAGAACCACCGCTCCTGGTGACGCTGATTTTGTTTCTCAGGAGTCTCTCATCAATTTGGAGAGCTACCCCTTCGTATGCGATGTCAGTTCCATCATCATCAAAAACTGTTGGCGATCCGTCAAGAGCTTTAATCGCTTCTGATCTCGAAACGAACTTCACATCACCTTCGCCGGTCATGTAAACACCACCAAGTTCTGTCTCTGAAAGCAGTTGGACAGCAT